TTACTTGCCCACAATTTGCCCACGAGATTTTAAAAACTCGTCATATTGGTTTACGGCAGTTTCCTCTATAGATTTTGTTATATGAAGATACACATTTGCAGTCATGTCTATAGAGGAATGCCCTAAACGTTCTGAAACATATTTAAGGTTTGCCCCACTTTGTAATAAGTGAACGGCATGTGTATGTCTAAATCCGTGTAAGGTAATGTACTTTAAATTTCCTTTCTTACAAGCTTGCTGTAAGAATTTTAGGGTTGCTGGGTGTAGCATACAAGAATTATCTTCATGTGTAAATACAAAATTATACTCTTTATAATATTTACCGTTCTTCAAAGTGTTTTTATTTTGCTCCATTTTCATTTTTCTTAAATGAGATATGGTAGAAGAATCTAAAGAGATAGTTCGTTTACTACTTCTATTTTTAGGTGGGCCGAATAAGATTTTTTCATTTCTCTTGGTAGTGATTAATGTTTTGTTGATGAATAATTTTTGTTCTTCAAAATCAATATCTTCCCATTGAAGGGCTAAGCATTCACCAATGCGGAGACCTGTGCGAGATAGAAACATGAATAAAGAAAAGTATTTAAAGCCTCCTTTCTCATTAAGGATGTAAGTTAAGAATTGGTGTAGTTCATCTATATCGTAGCATTTTATATCATCATTTTTTGAGGAAACACGAGTTGTTCTTAATTTAATTTTTGTAGTTGGGTTTTTTTCTAAAATCCCAAGTTCGTTAACAGCTGTATCTAACGCATGGTGCATTGTGACATTAATTGTTTCTACCGTTTTTTTACTGTACTTTTCTAATAGGTTATTTATAAATTTTTGATATTTAATTCTTGTTAAATCTTTTAACTTTAATTCTCCAAACACAGGTAAGATGTGAAGTCTAATGTTTTTTTCGTAGACCATGTAAGTTCTTGGAGCTACATTTCCTTTTTTGAAGACATTTAACCATTCGTAAAGGTATTCATTAAAAGTTATTTTACCGTCCTGTATATTGCTCCCATTTACTAATTTTTCTTCTATTTTAGCAGCAGCTAATTGAGCTTCTTTTTTTGTTTTAAATCCTCCTTTGGAGGTTTCTTTGTATTTCCCCATTTCTTTATACCTGATTCGATATTCCCACTTATCATTACGTTTTCTAAAACTAGCCATTTTAATCACTCCATTCTATATATAATGAGAATGTTTGTTCTGTTTTTGTGTAAAAATATATAATAGATTTTAAATAAATCTATCCATTTGTTTAGGGATTCCATAATGCTGTAATAATTCTTGCTTTGTTTGTATGTAGTAATCATGATGACTTCCATCGATAAGAAATCTCGTTGCAAAATAGTTTGCTTCAGCTTCTATACGAATTTCAGAACAAAGAGATATCGTGGATAATTTAGGTGTATTTTCATCTGGATGAAATAAAGCATGCCCCAATTCGTGAAAACAAGTAAAAATTTGATTTTGATAAGAAAGTCGGTCGTTAATATGTATAAAAGGGATACGAGATACTTTGTGGTAGTATCCATAAATATCCCCTAAGGCTTCTGTGATAACGACTATGCCCTTTGCCTCAGCAATAAGGAACGGATCTCTGGTGTTATATCGTCTAAGTAGTTTGTCTATTGCTAAGTTAATTTGCTGTTTGGAAACCAATTAGATCCACTCCAGTCATTCTTCGTTTCTATATTTTTTAGGTGTAAATTTCTTTTTAGCCATCTCTTTTCCTAATCTCAGAGAATTTTCTAAAGAAATGATTAAAAGTTGTTTTGTTTCTTCTGACATCGGCTCAGAGTCTTTAGAGAATGCAAGAGCATCAGCATTACTCATATCCGCTATTAACTCTTCTAATTTTTTTTGAATATCTTTTTCATCTTTTTCAGTAAGTGCCCAGTATTTTTTTTCAGTTCTTCCTAGTAAGTAGTCAGTCGAAACATGAAAGTATTGGGCGATAGTTTCTATTCTATCGATTGATGGTTTCTGTGTTTTCAACTTATATAAAGTATTGGGACTAAAACCTAAGCGTCTTTCTAACTCAGCCATGGAAAGTCCTTGATTAGAGGCGAGTTTTTTTACCTTTTCGAATAGAGTCATTTGTTTTCACCTATCTTCAAGCTAAAACACGTTCTATCCTAAAGGCTTGAAATAACCATTGACATATAACTTTTAGGATAGTAATATGTGTTCATGAGCTACTTATTTAGCTTGTAAAACACTACTAAATAAAGCCGTTATACCACGTTCCCCAACGTAAAAGGCTATTAATTGTAGGTTTATTTAGCTATGTTTTGATTCTAACCTTTAGGATAGGTGTTGTCAATAAAAAGCTAAAAAATTAGCTAATAAATTAGAGGGAGTGAAAATATGGATGTTACATTCGGGAAAAAAGTTAAAACATGGCTGATAATTAACGATATGAGGCAAAAGGACCTAGCAGAAATGTTAGATATTTCAAATCCGTATCTGTCCGATATTCTTTTAGGGAAGAGAGAAGGAAAGAAAGTAAAGGAAAAAATCATGAAAATTTTAGAAATAAAGGAGGCTTCATAATGGCAGCAACAGTTCAAGTCATTATTGATGATAGTTATGTGCAAAAAGAAGTTTCTCGTCAAGTAAATGAGCGTTTGGTAGACATGGGAATTGGCACTTGGTGGGATATGAAAAGACTTCAATATGAAACGAGTAGAAGTTATGACTGGTTAATGGAGTATGTGGTCTATGACTTACGGGTGCAAGGATTTGCGAAACAAAAGAATAGTCGATGGTTATTTAAAGCACAAGAAATGAAAGAGTTTCTGAACAAATTTTATGATGAATTGTAAGAAAGAATCAGGGATGTAGCAACAAATAATGAATGGAAATGAGAGAAGGGGCAAATATGAATAGGGTGTTATCCGCAAGTAAATTAATGAAAGCATCAGAAGTGGTGAAAAGATGTTCGGAAATGAAAAAGAGTCCAGCGTTATTATTTATTACTGAATTAGAAGCAAAGTGTCAGTTAAGGGAAATGAACCGTAAGGTTTCATCTCGAATGGAGGTGAGCTAATTGAAGGATGGAAACGATGTATTTACAAATTTAAAGCAAGCTTTTGAAGAAGCCGTTCAATATGCAGTGGTAAATAGTATGAGTGAATGCAATGTAAACGAGATACAACGTTCAGAACTGTTGACGGCAGTAACGAACGAAGCATCTCGAAGATTAAAAGAAAGAAATGTACCTTATCAAGATGGTCTTGCGAATGTAATTACTGCTCGTAGAAAGTATCAAGACTATTAAATTTTTTTCTGAGTACTTTCGCAAAACATTTTAAATGAGTATTCGAAAACTCGTATGAAGCCATGTAAGGTAGGATTTGTTTTTACATATTCCTGAATACTTTCATAGTCGTTTGTATTTGGAAAATGAGCATCTAATTCTATAGCGGTTGCCATGTCGCCAATGGGTAAGTCTATCTCTTTGAATTGTAATAACCATTCTTTATAAGTTAGCAAAAGTATCACCTCCTATGGAGGATTATACCAGAATAATAGATTGGAGAGAGTTAATTGAAGGAAGTAACATTAGTTTTTAAATCAGGTGTCAAAGCAAGTTTTACAGTAGAGCAATTTAAAACAATTATAAATGGCTTTGGTTCTTTAACGAAAATTGAATATGAAGGTGCTACTGGAAAGGTACCATTCCACATTGGATTATGTAATGTTGATGCAATATTTGTGGAAGACATTGCCGAAAAGGAATCTATTAAGGAACCTGATCATCCAATTGAAGATTTCTATGGTTGTGAAATTAAGCAAGATGATAAGTATTTTATGTTTGGACAGGATGTCGTACTTGAAGGAAATCTAACGAATTACTTAATTGCTCAGCAAAATATTGAATGCTTTCGAGCAAGTTAACTAAAGAAAGGATGGTAAAAGAAAATGACAGCACAGCAGTTGTTTGAAGAAAAACAACATCTAGTATTTGCTGCGATTAAACAAAGATTTGGAAGTATGGCAAGGGCTGCACAAATCGCGGAGATAAACAATATGGAACTGGATGATTTAATTCAAGTTGGTCATATGTATTTATGGGAGCATTGTGTGAAATGTAATCCAGAGAGAGTAGATACATTCAATGCATACGTAATGAGAGGTATGAAATGGGTAATGAGTGACGAGCTTCACCTGAAAGGGAGCCTGTTTAAGATTAGTAGACGAATGAGTCATGAAGAAAGGAATAAAATCAACATTCATTCCATTGACTATCATCAAGAGGAGGAAGAGGTACACGGATTTTATGCAGTGTCTTCTATCGATGTGGAAGAAGAAGTAACAAAATATATCGAATTTGAAGAAGTAACGAGTGTTCTGGGAGAAAAAGAAAAGTCTATCATCATGCATGTTGGTGAAGGGTATACCACAGAAGAAATTGCTATGAAATTAGAAATGAAAAAATCAACAGTTCATACAACGAAAACACGTGCGTTTAAAAAGATGAACCCAGATTATAAGCCAATAAAACAAAAATCTGTTTTCTTTGGAAGGAGAAACCGCCAGTTGGGGCTGACGGCCTAATAAAAACACATGTTGAGGTCATTATAGCATGAAATGAATGCATGTAAAGGAGTGAACGATCATAATTGAAAATCTAATGATTATAGGAAATCCAAATGATTCAGCGATAACGAATGTTATGGGGCATTGTGCGAGTTGCAATAAGGAAATCTACTGCGGTGAAGAGTACTTGGATTTTGAAGGTGATTGTATACACAATTCAACAGAATGCGTTAAGGAATACGTTGTTGTACATTCTACCCAAAAGATAGCAGGTGAATGAAATGAACTTACAACAAAAGATTGAAAGTGAGATAACCATTTTAAGGCGTCTAATTGATCGATACAAACGTTGTGATGATTCGGAATCCATTTGTATGGTGATTGCCTATGAATATGGATTGCAGATGTTGATGGAAGTATATGAAATGAGTAAACAAAAAGAGGTGCTGCCGTTTTGAATGGTGGAATTGAAGAACTAGAAAAGTCATTAAGTGTGGAACAACGAAGGTTAAGTGAACACAAAAGAGAGTTAGAAAGGCTAATAGAAAAGAAACCGATTGTGGAACAAAATATTTGGAACACAGAAAGTAAAATTTTTGATTTGGAAGCTTCTATTTTTGTTTTGAAAAGCATGGCGAAGGCGTGAATCAATTGGAAATCACAAACGGTGCTGCCATTACCAAAAGTAAAAAAGCAAAAATTATTATCTATTCAAAGCCAGGTAACGGTAAAACAACAGTTGCTGGATTGTTACCAGGCAAAACATTAGTCTTGGATATTGATGGGACAAGCCAAGTTTTAGAAGGATATGAAAATGTAGATGTAGCTAAAATTGATGGTGAAAATCCACATGATAGCATCCTACAATTTTATGCATTAGCAAAAGTAAATATCGCTAAATACGATAACATCTTTGTTGATAATTTAACGCATTACCAAAAGTTATGGCTACTTAAAAAAGGTGAAAATACGAAAAGTGGTATGCCGGAATTAAAGGATTACGCTTTACTAGATAATCATCTTCTAAAGGTAGTAGAAACGTTTAACTCATTAGATGCAAATATCATTTTCACAGCTTGGGAAACAACAAGAGCTATTATTCATGATGATGGGCAACAATATACACAATTTATTCCTGATATTCGCGATAAGATTGTCAATCACATCATGGGAATCGTTCATGTTGTCGGTCAATTAGTTAAAAAAGCAGATGGTACAAGAGGATTTGTTTTAGAAGGTAATCAAAGTGTGTTTGCTAAGAACCACCTTAGCCGGCATAAAGGTTGCCTCCAAGAAGAGTTAATAAAAATCTTTGGTGAGAAAGATGACTAAAACGGTTAATTTAACAGGGAAAAGATTTGGAAGGTTAACAGCGGTTAGAAGGGATACGTCAAGCAATAAGACATTCTTATGGGTATGTCAATGTGAATGTGGAAAAGAAAAAATAGTGCGTTCTTACGACTTGAGAGACGAAAAGGTAAAGAGTTGTGGTTGTTTACATGCTGAAAAAGTTAAAACAAATACTAGAACTCATGGAAAAAGTAATACTTTAATTTATAAAATATGGTGTAGTATGAAAGCCCGTTGTTATAGAAAAACATGTAAAGATTTCCACGATTACGGTGGCAGAGGAATAATTATGTGTGATTATTGGAGAAATAATTTCATATCATTCTACGAATGGTCGATGACTAATGGCTATGAAGAAGGGTTAAGCATAGACAGAATAAACAATGATGGAATTTATGAGCCTTTAAATTGTAGATGGGTGACGCAAGCTAAACAAGCCAGAAATAAAAGTAACAATAGGTTTATAACAGTTGACGGGATAACAAAAACATTAGCCGATTGGTGTAAGTTTTATAAGGTTCATATATCAACTGCTCATTCCCGACTGAAAAAAGGAAAAACAAGCAAAGAAATTTTTATTAAAAATACATGTAAAAAAAGGAGAATGAAATAGTATGAGTTTCTTTAAATTTGATAGTGAGAATGTTAATACGGGCTATGAGCTCGTGGGTGAAGGGAAGTATGAAGCGGTAATTGTAAATGCGGAAGCTGGCAAAACACAAGCTGGTAAAGATAAATTATCGGTAGATTTTGAGATTCGTAGTGATGTGCCACAGAAACACCAAGGAGCAAAAGTACTGTATAACATGTTTACGTTCGAACATGAGGTTTCAGTAAGAATCGTTAACTCATTATTAAAAGCATGTGGATTTGGGAATCAGCATGCTTTCATATCTGCTGAAGATATGGGGAAACAACTTCTCAATAAGAACCTACAAATCACAGTAAAACATGAAGAGTACGATAAGATTGTGGATGGACAAAAACAAAAACGTACGGTAGCCAAGGCAAAATATTATGATGTGTCGGACGTAAATCCGATAACAAGTAGTCCAGCAGTAACAGTCGGTGATGATATGTTACCGTTTTAAATAACTACATAGAGAGGTTGGTTTGTACCGACTTCTCTTTTTTATATTTTAAAAGGCTAACCGGAGGTTGTAATGAAAAAGAATCCATACAATTTTAATGAGATACCAACAGGGCTGAAAAACTTACCGCAGTGGGTGCTTTGGCGCAAAGAAGAGAGAAATGGAAAACCGACGAAGATACCGTATCAAGCAAACGGCGAAATGGCGCAAGCAAATAATAGGCGTACATGGTCGACATTTGCAACAGCGGTCAAGTTTTATTTAGAAGGTGATTATGACGGAATAGGTTTCGTGTTCAGCAGGCAGGATAACTATATAGGGATAGATATTGATAAGTGTGCTGTGGCCGGAAAAACAAATACTTTTGCAACAGAAATTATCGATACATTAGACAGTTATACAGAGTTTTCCCCATCTGAAAAAGGCATCCACATCATCATCAAGGGTAGCCTTCCACAATCTGTTTTAGGTACTGGGAGGAAAAATACAAAACACGGTTTAGAAATTTATTCATACGGCCGTTTCTTCACTTTTACCGGAAACCGTGAAAATTCTAATGATGTGTATGATCGTACAGATGAATTAGCGGAAATATTTGAGATATATTTTGATGATAGTGATAGGCAAGGGCGAGTGAACTTAGCCGAATTTGAGAAAGATGAAATTAAAGTTTCAAATGATGCCTTATGGGAACGGATGTTTCGTAGTAAAAATGGTGATGAAATTCGTTCCTTATTCAATGGAAACTTAGTGAATGACGACCATTCAGCAAGTGATTTATCCTTGATGAACCACTTAGCTTTCTGGACAGGGAAATCAGCAACACGAATGGATTCAATGTTTCGTGAGAGTGGATTAATGCGTGATAAATGGGATGTTATCCATTTCAGTGATACAAACGAAACGTACGGTGAAAGAACGATAGCAACAGCCATTTCATCTACGTCCTCCACAATTCTAGATTATAAGCAGCAATTCGAGGAGTTTTCATTTGATTTCCGCGATGTTGGAGATAATGAAGATGAAGCAAGACCAGTAAATCGAAAATTCATGTTGACTGAAATGGGAAATGCAGAACGAATTGCAACGGAATATGGACACGTAATTCGTTTTGTAAATGGTTCTGGTTGGTATACATGGGACGGAAAGCATTGGAAAGAAGATAGAAGTAGGGCGGTTGAACGCATCACTTCAAAAACTCTTAGGAAGTTACTAAAAAGTGAAGATGAACGTGAAGTGAAATGGGGAAGACAATGCGAAAAACGCGCAATTCGTATGAATAGTATCAAGGATATGATTCCTCTTGTACCTGCTCAACGAGAAGATTTCGATACTCATCAATATTTATTAAATGTAGAAAATGGTGTGATTGATTTAAAAACAGGAAAACTATCACCACATGATCGTGATTTCATGCTTACAAAAATGGTAAATATCGAATTCAAACAGGGTGAAGATTGCCCGAATTGGAAGTTGTTTTTGGATAGTATTTTCAAAGATGTGGAAGGAAATACAGATTACGAATTAATTGAGTTCATTCAGAAGTCGATTGGATATTCATTGACAAGTGATATATCCGAACAAGTTATGTTTTTCCTGTATGGTAGCGGACGAAATGGTAAATCTACATTCATTAACACGATTAAAAGCTTGTTAGGTAATTATGCCAAGCAAACAAATAGTGATACCTTTATTAAAAAGAAGCACGATTCTGGAGTTAATAATGACATCGCACGTTTAGCTGGTGCACGTTTTGTGTCGGCTGTTGAGAGTGAAGAAGGGCAACAATTGTCAGAAGCATTAGTGAAGCAAATCACGGGTGGAGAACCAATTAGTGCCAGATTCCTTCGGCAGGAATTCTTCGAATTTACACCTGCGTTTAAAGTGTTCTTTACAACAAATCATAAACCAATTATCAAAGGAATGGATGAAGGAATATGGCGTAGGGTGCGGATGATTCCGTTTATTGTAACGATACCAAAAGACAAAGTAGATCGTAAGCTTCCTGAAAAATTGTCGATGGAGATGTCAGGTATATTGAATTGGGCAATTGAAGGATGTTTAAAATGGCAACGAGAGAGTTTAGGTGAGCCGAAGGCTATTCAAGACGCTACAAACCATTACAAAGAAGAAATGGATATTTTGGAGCCTTTTTTACTCGACAAGTGCTTTTTACATCCACAGGCGAAGATGGAGGCGAAAGAGCTGTATAGCGAATATTCTCGTTGGTGTAATGAGGAAGGGGAGATTATTTTAAGAAATCGAACATTTTATAGATTGTTAGAGAACAAAAATATTGTGAAAAAACGTGGAGCGAAGAATAAAGTATTTTTGTATGGTGTTGGTCTGCAAAAAGAAAATTACAAATATGTACAGACAAGGGTTAATGAATTAGTAACCGAAAGTGAGCCGGAAAATAGTTTAGTAACCCAGTTTAAATTGACCTGAAATTCAGTCATATCAAGGGTTTGGGGAGTTGTTTTTTTTGGTTAGGTTACTATTGGTTATTTAATTTATATATATCCAAAAATAATAAAAATATATACCTATATATACTATATATTTCTACAACGGGAATCGGGGTAACATATAATAACCTGATATCTAAAAAACACCTCTGAACCCTTGAAATATCAGTGTTTTTAATAGGTTACTAAAGTTTTTCTACCTGCGATTTTTGTGAATTAGAGTAACAAAAGAGGAGTTTTTATTAACCTGAATGCAGTATAGGGTGGTTTGAAGTTGGAGGGAATATGTTGACACAGGTATTAAAAGTTGTATCAGACATTTGGAAATCAGGTGCAAATATCTATCTAGATCCAAAAGATAACCGAATGGGAATAACGAGACAAAACTTAATTCCAACGGAAGTGATGCGAGCTGCAGAACAACATTTTCAGGAAATCCATACATGGTTTCAATCCTGGAAGAATGAGAGTGTGGAGGAAATCACCATGTTGAAAATCTTGTATCAATTCTGTGGATGGCAGCATAATCAAAAGTTAAATGAATGGTTACTTGATGATGAAGAATCATTACAACTTTTTTATGATTGGACAATCATTCTTGCTGAAAATGGATGGACAGATATCTATGAAGACTATCGTCCCTTTCAAAATGATAAATTGGATGCAATGGCAAGAAAGCTATATGAACGTGCAGTTATGTATGCAAAGAGAGGAGTAGAAGAGTGATCAGTTATCGCTATACAGATACAGAAATAAATAACATTTTAAAAACACTCACAATTGTGATGGATACGAGGGAGAAAGATAATCACCATATTCGAGATTATTTACATCAAAAGGGCATCCCAATTAAAAATCAAAAATTAGATACCGGTGATTACGGCTGTATGATTCCGAAAAATGAAGAGCTTGGCATATTTCGTGATATCTATTTAGATAGCCGAGTAGAACGAAAAGCCCACATGGATGAAATTACAGGAAATTTACAAAAAAATACGCAAACAGCGTTTGAGAATGAATTAATTCGATCAAAAGAGATTCCCTTCACCTTAATTGTGGAGGACCTACATGGATATGAGAAGATGTTGCAAGGGAAGTATCATTCCAAATACAATCCACTAGCGTTACTGGGAAGGCTAAATACATTTAAAGCAAAATACGGTTTTGAAATCGTGTATTTGGATAAGAAATTCAGTGGGAATTGGATTTATCATCATTTTTATTATCAAGCGAAACATTACTTTAAATTGGGGGCTTTTTAGGAGATAAAAAAGAGGACTCTTATATGAGAGCCCTGAGAGGAAATTAGGTGAATCGCAAATTCAAAAAATTGGCGTATGAATAGTATATCCAAAGTATAAAAATATATACAACAAAGCAGCTAGCAAATGCTAACTGCCCAGTTGATAAGAGGAATTTCGTTAAATCAGGTCTCAGTTTTCAATAGATTCAGCTATTCACCAGCTTATGGATAGTATGAGCAGAAATTAGAATTTTATGGAGGAAGGAAAACATGAAAGCATATAGCAGGTTAGGTACATCATGTATACGAGTATAAAGTGAAACAAAAGTATGTTTTGAAGAAAAAAGACTGACAGAAACCTAGGGAATCGGGGGTTGAATTCTTTCTGAATACCATAGGTATCTTGAAGGGGAAAGTATCTGTAAATGGATGTTAAGTATGTATAATGAGTTTTGAGAATGCAAGGTGTGTTTTTGAAGGGATTATCTGTAACCTACCTTGCCATCATGAAAAATAGAGAAATTTGAGGAGTCCACACCATGAATGCAAAAGAAATAAGAATGTATATATTAGATTTGCAAGACAAGCATTGCGCAACGTGTGAATATCGCGCAAATCAGTCTCCGAAGTATTGTTTGAAGAATTGTATAGATTAGGAAAAAAATTAGCTCCTTGTGTAGGACAAGTCAGAGAAAATCCGAAACGGAAAAATTGGGAAGAATTGATGCCGAAAATTTTAGAAATGTTACAAAGAGAACTACCGATGTATGTAATTGCTATAGAAGTAAACTGTGAAGTGAACACGTTGCAGAAGCAACTCAAAAAAATGGGATTATGGCAGTCAACAAGCAGAAAACAAATACAAGAAAATGCTCATAAAAGATGGGATGAACGATGTAAACAAGCTGTCATGTTACGTGAAAAAGGACTTACTTATCAAGCAATCTGTCAGCAATTAGGGTGTAGTCGAAACAGTTTGTATCAGCACCTTAAAAAAAGAGGGCTAAAGTAAACATGAAACCGATGTGTGTATAGAATTACAAAATTATAAAAGTGTAGATATGGTGAGGTAGAAATAACAGGAACGAGAGTAGGTGTATCGTCATTGTTCAAGTGGCTGAAAGAATATCAAAGGTTAGAAGAGGAGGTTGCCTATTTAGAATATAATCTAGATAAAACAAAAGCAGAATTAAAACGCTGGGTCAGTGGTGATTTGCGAGAAGTACGTTTAACTGCTGAATCGGAAGGCGCAAAGGTAGAAGTACGTATTGAAGCAATTGAATATGAGTTAGCACATAAGATGAATGATATGTACAAACTGAAAAAATTAATTAGTAGGTTTAGGGGGTTGGATAATAAAATACTTAAAATGAAATATGTGGATGGTATGACGTTGGAACAAATAGCTGAAGAAATTAGTTATAGCTCTAGCCATATTAAAAAGAAACATGCTGAAATAGTTCGTTTGATTAAATTCGTAGAGCGAGAAGGTATCATTTAGGTTCACTCCTAAAGTGAATCGAAACTCTTGAAAATATCGATTATAGTAATAACATAAGAAATTGACGAAAGGGTAACTGGTGCACGGTTACTCTTTTATTATACAAAAATTATATAGGTGTTGTAGAGATGCCTTTAACGTTGCATAGTGGAGATTTGAATAAGTTGGCAAGAGATACTTCACAGGACAGTATCAATTTCATGGTGGGTGACAAAAGATTATATCTTTGAAAAGGAGAGTGCAAGTAAATGATTACTGAAATTAGAAAAACAATATCAGGCACAGAGTATTGGGATAATGAACAGAAGAAAAGCTTGTTTGTTCCTACAGGTGAAGTACCTGGATTCGAAGTAACGGTTAATCCGGAGAGTATGATTGCTGATAAAGGATTTGCCACAGGAGGGTATTTGACTAAAGATACGTTGGCAATTGGTGAAGCTGGTACTGAACTTATCTTGAGTAATAAGACTGTGAAAGAGTTACGTGAGTATGCTGATGAGTTAGGTGTTGAAATTCCAGCTGATGTTAAAAAGAAAGAAGACATCATTGAATTACTATCATGAAGTACTGTGACTTTAACGGCTGCCATAACAAGATAAGCAAAGGGCGTTACTGTGAAGAGCATAAGCGTAACAAACTAAGAAAGAAGAAAGATAAGAAGAACATCTATCATCATGATAACAAACCATTCTATCGAACTGATGCATGGAAGTCTGTTAGGTCAAAGGTATACGAAAGAGACAATGGCTGCTGCGGGCGATGTGGAAGGTTCGTCTTTGGTCGAAGTGCTCATGTCCACCACGTAATACCAATCAAAGAAGACCCAACTCTTAAATTAGAAGAGAATAACCTAAGATTACTTTGTCCAGTTTGTCATACAATCGAAGAAAATGAAGATAAACCGAAAAAAGTGTTTCCAAGTTATTTTGGAAGCCCCCCTATCAAAAGTTAAAATTTCCTCTCTGGGGAGGATAGGTAGCGTAGGGGGCATATCAATAGTTGCACCATTTTAAAAAAAATGAAGAGGGGTGTGAAAATGGCGCGAATGTCAAAGAAGAAAAGGTTGGAAATGCTAGATGTTACAAGGGATGAAGAACGAAATAGAATCATAAAATTATTGACTGAAGATGACAATTTCACACCTTCCTTAGAACCATTAATGGATAATTATTTAGATGCTTTTATCATTTATAAAACGATGTTTGAAGAATGGAAAGCTGATGGTTTTGCTCCTACAAAAACGCATAAAAACAAGGCTGGAGCAGTAAATGAAATGAAACATCCGCTCGCTCAACAAGTTGAAACCTGGAATGATAAGAAGAATAAAATGTTAGAAGCTCTAGGAATGACGAATAAGGGAAAAAGTGTACAAAAGACACCTAAAAATGCAGGGAATATTCAATCTAATGAGCCTAAAGACGAATTAGCAGCTCATCGGAATAAATGGCGGAAAACTCAATGATTATTACACCAGGCGCTAACTATGCTGATAAGTATGCGAATAACGTCATGCGTAATAAAAAGAAGTACCCGAAGTCGATCATTCTTGCTGTAGAACGTTATAAGAAGTGGAAAAAGCGTAAAGATATTTGGTTTGATGTAGATCGAGCGAATGAAATGCTAGATTTCGTTCAATCATTCATTCGTCATGTGAAAGGACCACTTGCAGGTCAATTGATGGAATTAGAGCTTTGGGAAATGTTTGTTTTTGCGAATATGTATGGTTGGTATCATAAAAACGAAAAAGGAAAAACAGTCCGTGTTATTCGTGAATCATATGTTCAAGTACCAAAGAAGAACGGAAAAACAATTATCGCAGCAGGTGCATTGCTCTATGCTATGTATGGAGAACTTGAACTTGGAGCGGATTGTTATTGTGCGGCATCGGATTATGAACAAGCGCAAAATGCAGCTGAACCAATTGCACAAGCGATAGAAAACTCCGAACCTCTGGCACGACATACACAAATTTATAAAGGTGTGAATGGAACAGTTAGTGGTGCTATGTATCGATATAGCATCAATGGAATTGCATATCAAAATAAATTCAAAGTATTAACGAAAAACACGAAGGGTCTTGAAGGAAAGAACCCTTATTTTGTGTTAAATGACGAGCTCCATGCACAGGAAAATATGGACATGTATGATAACTTGAAGTCAGCGCAAATTTCTCGTGAACAACCAATAATGCTTAATATTTCAACAGCTGGTAAGGGTGCTTCATCTGTCGGTATGCGTGTTTATAAATATGCGAAACTTGTTTTGGAAAATGACGATGACGATTCATTGTTTGTTGCAATCTGGGAGCCGAATAAAAATTATGATTGGGAAGATCGTAAAGTTTGGGCGATGGTTAATCCAAACATTGGTGTTTCCGTCACAATGGAACAACTTGAAATAGAGTTTAAAAAGGCAAAACAATCCGCACATTCAAAAGCAGAATTTCTTTCCAAGCATCTAAATGTCTTTGTAAATAGTGCAGACAATTATTTTGAACATGATCAAGTTCAACATGTTCTTGTGGAAGATTTGGGTGAACTTACAGGTGAAATTTGTTATTTAGGATTGGACTTATCGAAAACCACAGACTTAACATGCGTGAGTTTAAACTTCCCTTCACATAATGAGGAAGGAAGGTCGATTATAAAAGTGAAACAGATGTATTTTCTTCCGAATGACAATATTGATTTTAAAGAAAAAGAGGATAATGTTCCCTATACTTATATGGTTGAACGTGGTTTTGCTACGTTTTGTGATGGGAAGATGATTGACCAAGATCAAGTTATGGAATATATCGTTGAATGTATGGATTTGTACGATGTACAACAAATAAACTATGATCCAGCAATGTCCCAAAAGTTAATAGAGAAGCTTGAAAATCTCGGTTTAGAATGTATTGCAGTAAATCAGTATCCAAATGTTATGAATGCAATGCTTGATGATTCAGAAATACTAATTTATGAAAAGCGTTTAATTACAGACAATCCTTTATTTGTTTATTGCACTCTTAATGTTGTAGTGGTAACAAATATTAACGGAATGAAAGCACCAAGTAAGCGACAATCCAAAAAGAAGATTGATGGATTTGTGGCTTTTTTAGTTGCTCATAAAGAAACCATGATGGTTATGGATAGCATATCTGAAGAAGGTATGGATGAATTGATTGGTGATATTTATCGATAGAGAGGCGGTGGAAAATTGGGTTTAAGGGATAGGTTTTCAAATTATCTATTTAAAAAAGCTGAAAAGCGTGGTTATCTGGATGACGTTTTAGGTAAAAGCATTCGTTACGGCGGTGTATATGTTACAGATTCAAACATCTTACAATCTAGCGATGTTTACGAGTTGTTACAAGACATAAGTAATCAAATGGTATTGGCTGATATTGTTGTGGAAGATGAATGCGGGAATGAAATCAAGGATGATATTGCCCTTCAAATTTTAAGGAATCCCAACAACTATCTAACACAATCAGAATTCATTAAATTAATGACGAATACTTATTTACTTGAGGGAGAGACATTCCCGATATTAAACGGTGCTCAAATACATTTAGCTTCCAATATTTTTACAGAATTAGATGATAATTTAGTAGAGCATTTCAATATTGGTGGTTATGAGATACCTCCATTTATGATTCGGCATGTAAAAAATATCGGTGCAGATCATGTAAGAGGAAAAGGTATTCTTGATTTAGGAAGAGATACGCTCGAGGGTGTTATGTCAGCGGAGAAAACGTTAACTGATAAATATAAAAAGGGTGGACTATTAGCATTCTTGTTACATTTAGATGCCCATATCAATCCACAGAATGGTGCGCAGTCAAAATTAATCAATGCAATTTTAGATCAACTGGAATCAATCGATGAAGCAAGGTCTGTAAAAATGATTCCTCTTGGAAAAGGGTATGCAATAGACACACTTAAAAGCCCGTTAGACGACGAAAAGACCCTAGCATACCTAAATGTATATAAAAAAGATTTAGGTAAGTATTTAGGCATAAATGTGGATACATACACAGAGCTAATCAAAGAAGATATTGAGAAGGCAATGATGTATATCCATAACAAGGCAGTTAGACCAATCATGAAAAATTTTGAAGACCATTTGAGTCTTCTTTTTTATGGTCAAAATTCGGGGAAACGAATTAAGTTTAAGATCAACATTCTTGATTTTGTTACGTATAGCAATAAGACAAATATCGGTTACAACCTGGTACGTACAGCTATTACTTCACCTGATCATGTTGCTGATATGCTTGGATTCCCTAAACAAAATACAAAGGAATCACAGGCTATATACATTTCAAATGACTTGACTGAAATCGGTAAGAAAGAAGCGGCCGATGATTCATTGGGGGGAGGTGAAGAAAATGAAAATCGAGGTCCGAGGGAATCAAGTTATACTTGATGGATATGTAAATGTTGTGGACAGAGAAAGTCGTATGTTGCCTTCACCAAGAGGGTATTTCAAAGAGAAGATTGTTCCTAAGACGTTTGAAAAAGCGTTGAAGAAAGCAAAGAATGTGGAATTACTTTTTAACCACGACAAGAATAGAAATCTTGGCTCTACCCAAAATGGAAATCTGGAATTGTACGAAGACAACATTGGTTTAAGAGCCATCGCTACGGTTACGGATGAACAAGTCATTCAAAAAGCGAAGGATAAAGAATTACGTGGTTGGTCATTTGGTTTTGTTTCTGAAAAAGATTCATGGGAAGAGGGTGAATCTGGTGTTCAAAAACGATCTATTGAAGAATTAGAACTCTTAGAAGTTTCTATTTTGGATATGACACCAGCCTACGTTGCGACTTCCATTGAAACCAGGGGTGAAAATACAGCCATGATTGAAATGAGAAGTGAAGAAGCAGCTGTAAAAACGGTTGTGGAAGATGATATAGAAGAAAGAAATAACATTATTAAACAAATAAAAAAAGTTCTGGAGGACAACTAACATGGAATTAAAAGAAATCTTAAAAGCATCTCAAGCACGAAATAAAGCTCGATTAGCAGAATTACAAGATAAAGTTGAAAAAGGTGAAGTTCGTTCAGAAGAATTAGCAGCGGTTAAGGCTGAAGTAGAAGCATTAACAAAAGAAGCGCAAACTCTTGCTGATGAAATTGCGAAATTGGAAGCAGGTGAAAAAGAAGAAGATCAGGACAAAAAGAAAGAAGAAGATCCAGATAAAAAAGAAGACCCAGATGCAAAAACTGAACTTTCAGAAGAGCAACGTTCTGAAATCATGACAGCTATTGGAACAGGTCTTTCTACTAAAGGACATACATCTACTAAAAATAAAGAAATGGAAACTCGTTCAGCGTTCGCTAATTATATTGTAGGAAATATTGATGAAAAGGAAGCCCGTGCATTAGGATTAGTGACTGGTAATGGTTCTGTTACGATTCCGGATTTCTTGAGTAAAGAAATTATTACGTATGCGCAAGAAGAAAACTTCTTACGTCGATTAGGAACGGGAGTAAAAACAAAAGAAAATATTAAGTATCCTGTTTTAGTTAAAAAAGCAGAAGCGCAAGGACATAAAAATGAACGAACAAATAACGAAATTCCAGAAACAGATATTGAATTCGATGAAATTGAACTATCTCCAACAGAATTTGATGCACTTGCTACAGTAACGAAAAAGTTATTAGCACGTACAGGTTTACCGATTGAACAAATCGTTATGGACGAGCTGAAAAAAGCTTATGTTCGTAAAGAAACGCAATATATGGTGAATGGTGATGAAGCGAATAACATAAATGATGGTGCATTAGCAAAGAAAGCTGCTGAGTTTAAAACAGATGAGAAAAATCTTTATGATGCATTAGTAAAAATGAAAAATACACCTGTTAAAGAAGTTCGTAAAAAAGCACGATGGGTATTAAATACAGCAGCACTAACAAAAATTGAAACAATGAAAACAGATGACGGTTTCCCATTACTTCGTCCCTTTAATCAAGCGGAAGGTGGAATTGGTTATACGTTATTAGGGTTCCCTGTTGAGGAAGAAGATGCAATTGATATCCCTGATTCACCAGATACACCAGTATTCTACTTCGGTGACTTCTCTAAGTTCTATATTCAAGATGTAATTGGATCGTTAGAAGTACAAAAATTAGTTGAGTTATTCTCACGTACAAACCGTGTAGGTTTCCGTATTTGGAATTTACTAGATGCGCAACTAATTCATTCACCATTTGAAGTTCCAGTTTATAAGTACGTCTTGCAGGATGGTACGCCGACGAAACCCTGATGAACCGCTTCCGATTGGAGAAGCGGTAATTGAGGAGAGTTTGATACTTTCATAGGGGGGATGACAAAATGGGAAAAACAAAAGAAGAATTAAAAATGTTATTTGTGACGGGATATAAGCCGACGCAACAAGGTTTTACAGATTTAATTGATGTAGCAGGAGTCCAAGGGCCTAAAGGAGATAAAGGCGAAACGGGAAGCCCAGGTCTGAAAGGAGACAAAGGTGATACTGGTGCGAAAGGCGCTGATGGAAAAAATGGAACGAACGGTGCCAATGGTGTTGGTGTGAAATCTATTTCTTTAACTGTTGATGGTACTGGAAAATTAACAGGTGGAACATGGATTGGAACGGATGATAAATCGAATGCTATTGCTATAAATAACTAGTGTGGGCGCTTCATATGGGTGATTTAACTGAGAAATTAAAATCGCATATTCATTGGGAAGAGGGCATGGATGATTCTATGCTCTCTTTTTATATCAATCAAGCAAAGACTTATGTAAAGAATGCGACAGGCAAACAGACCGAGTATTTAATTATTATGGTAGCCGGCATTTTCTATGATTACAGAGTCTCTGAAAAAGAATTAGAACAGGCACTTGATGCTTTAACACCGTTTTTTGTCCAGGAGGTTTATGTCGATGAAGAGAAAGACGAATAAACTCAAATGGATGGGAGAGCTACTTAAATTAGGGGAAACCATTGATCCAGAAAATGACCGAGTTGTAATGGGATATCCGTTAGAACGTAACATTCGTTATAACAATATTGGGGTTACAGCCACTGATAAATTTACAACGAAAGATACGAATGAAATTGTAAAGAAAATTGAAGTCCGTATTGATCGTGACATTGAAAACAACCAAAAGGATTATCGTGTAAAAGTTGGTGGCCGTATCTATGATATTGAGCGTATTTATGTACGTGAAGAAGACCGATTGATGGAGGTGTCGTTGTCCTATGCAAATTAGCTTTCAAGAGTTACGAGACATCATGAAGAAATCTGGTATACCAGTTTATCGTGATAGTGCACCCACAACAGCAAAATATCCTTACATTGTGTATGAATTTGTGAATGAGCAACAGAAAAGAGCTTCTAATAAAGTTATAAAGGATATGCCACTTTATCAAATTGCAGTTATCACAAATGGAACTGAAAAAGATTACGAGCCGTTAAAGGCTGTTTTTAACGAAGCAGGCATGTCTTATTCTCAATTTGATGGAATGGGTTATGACGAAAACGACGATACCATAACGCAGTTTATAACGTATGTGAGGTGTATCCAGTAATGGCTTCAAATAACAATGGTTTTGCTGAAGTTTTAGAAGATATCAATACGCTATTACGTGTGAATAAAAAAGTAAGTTTGGATGTATTAGATGAAGCAGCAAAGTATTTTGCAGCAGAATTAAAAAAGCGCATGAAAATGTCGGATAAGAACAAGCGAGTACATTTAAAAAATAGCTTGAAAGTCGTTGTAAAGGATGATCGTGTATCTGTGGAATTTGAAGATGCAGCGTGGTATTGGTATCTAGCTGAACATGGCCATAAAAAAGCAAATGGTAAGGGGCGTGTGAAAGGAAAACACTTTGTTCAGAATACCTTCGATGCAGAAGGTGACAAAATTGCTGATATGATGGCACAAAAAATAATGGATAGAATGTGAGGATGATAGACATGCCAATTGAAAATAAAGAAATTCAATACACGGTAGGTATCGAAGATTTATATCTATGTATGATGAAAGGTAATGAATCGACAAATGCCTTACCAACCTATGAGGACATAACTTATAAGCAAACAAACATTACAGAGTTAACAATTTCGACGACATCTACAAACTTTACAAAATGGGCGTCTAATAAAAAAATCATAAATATTGTCAAAAATACTGCATTTGGATTAGCGTTTAATCTTGCTGGTTTAAACCGTGAAGTAAAGGATAAACTCTTCGCCAAAGTGCGTAAAAAAGGTGTCTCTTTTGAAACCGCAAAGCCGAAAGAATATCCGAAATTTGCAGTAGGTGCTGTATTTCCTCTGAATGATGGAACAAAGCTGGTTCGTTGGTATCCGAAATGTACAGTTGCTCCAGTAGAAGAATCTTGGAAAACACAAGGTGATGAAATGACTGTGGATGACATTGCTTATACGATTACAGCTGATCCGCTACTGTATAATGATGTTACGCAAGCTGAATTGGATACGGGTCATCCAGAAGCAAAAGGAATCAAAGTGGAAGATTTCTTAAAACAAGTGATCTGTGATGAATCTCAATTGACTCAATTGGGGAGTACACCTGAACCACCTAAAAAAACTGAAACGGCAGGGAAATAAGGAGTGGTAATATGGCACGTTTAAGTGATTTAGTAAATGTAAATATAACTAGAAATAGCATTAAGATACAGGGTGTCTCAATCCCTGTTATTTTTACTTTTGAATCTTTTCCTTATGTGGAAGAGGCATTTGGAACACCTTATCATGAATTTGAAAAAGAAATGAATGATATGTTAAGAAAAGGTCAATTTAGCCTGGGAGAAAATGAAGCGAAATTGATGCGTGCATTAATTTATGCGATGGTACGTAGTGGTGGTACGGAATGTACAGTAGATGAATTGAAAGGTGCGATTCCTATGAATGAATTACCTGATATTTTCATCGTTGTATACGAAATTTTCAGTGGCCAAACTTTCCAACATTCTGATATGGAGAAGTTGAAGCAAGAAAAAAAGTAAAAAACATACTGACTAAAAACGAGGAATCTCAGTCCGAATTGGACTGGGATTTTTATTTTTATGTCGGTAATACGTTGCTCGGTTTAAGTATGGATGATTTCTGGAAAATAACACCTGCACATTTTTTAAAACAATTTATTATGCATCTCAGATACAACAATCCGGATGCGTTACATGAGCAGAAAACGAAACAAATCTACACGTTAGATCAAACACCATTCCTATAAGAAATGAGGTGAGAAAATGCCTGGGAATAGTAAAGAAAGAAATGTTGTTCTTCATTTTAAAATGGATGGTCAAGTTCAGTATGCAAATACATTGAAACAAATCAATATGGTTATGAATAATGCAGCAAAAGAATATAAAAATCATATTGCAGCAATGGGCCAAGATGCGACGATGACTGATAAACTTCTTGCTGAAAAGAAGAAACTTGAAATTCAAATGGAAGCAGCGAAGAAACGTACAGCTATGTTACGTGCTGAATATCAAGTCATGTCTGAGGACACAAGTGCAACCGCCGAACAACTCAATAAAATGTACGGTAAATTGCTTGATGCAGAACGTGCTGAAACTTCTCTTGGTAACGCAATGAAACGAGTGAATGAAGGTCTTTCAGAGCAAGCAATTGAAGCTCGAAAAGCACGTGGTACATTACTTGATTTACAAGAGAATTCTAGGGAATTAGACGCCGAACAAAAACGCCTGACGAGCTCATTTAAGCTTCAGAACGCTGAATTAGGTGCAAACGCTAGTGAAGCGGATAAGTTGGAATTAGCGCAGAAACAATTACGTCAGCAAATGGAAATGACTGACAGGGTCATCCACAACTTAGAACAACAATTAAGTGCAGCAAAGCGTGTGTATGGTGAGAACTCTACTGAAGTGCAGCAACTTGAGACTAAATTAAACCAAGCAAAAACGACATTAAAGCAATTCGAAAACTCCTTACAGAGTGTTGGACGAAGCAGTTCACAAGCTGCGGATGGTATGGCGGAAATCAATAAGAAACTTGATATGAATAATTTAATGGAAGCTGCTGAAGTCCTACAAGGAATATCTGAAAAGTTAATTGAAATGGGAAAGTCGATTGTAAATACAGCGATAGAGTTTGATGGATCGCAGAGGAAAATTCAGGCGTCATTAGGATTGACTGGGAAAGGTGCCGAAAACCTTCAAAAGATTGCAGTCGATACATGGAAAAAAGGCTTTGGTGAAAATCTTGAAGAGGTAGATAATGCATTGATAAAAGTCTATCAAAATATGCGTGATGTTCCGTATGACGAGCTTCAAATGGCGTCGGAAGATGTTCTAACACTAGCTAAAGTTTATGATGTGGATTTAAACGAAGCAACACGTGGCGCAGGGCAATTAATGAGCCAATTCGGTTTATCTACACAGGAAACCTTTGATTTACTTGCTGCTGGTGCTCAAGAAGGTTTAAATTATTCAGATGAATTATTTGATAATTTATCTGAATATGCGCCTTTATTCAAACAAGGTGGTTTCAGTGCGCAAGAAATGTTTACAATTTTAGCAAATGGAACGAAAAGCGGTTCTTATAATTTGGATTACATTAATGATCTTGTTAAAGAGTTCGGTATTCGTGTACAAGATGGTTCTAAAGGTGTATCTGAGGGATTCGGTGATTTATCTGAAGAGACACAAAAAGTATGGAAATCCTTTACTGAAGGTAAGGGAACAGCAGCTGATGTTTTTAATGCTGTGTTAGGTGACCTTCAAAAAATGGATGACAAAGTAAAAGCAAACCAGATTGGTGTTGCTTTATTTGGCGTGAAATGGGAAGACATGGGCGCTGAAGCGGTACTTGGTTTAAATAATGTACATGGTGGTCTTGGTGATGTAACTGGACGTATGGATGAAATGAAGAAACTTCAGGAAGAATCTTTGGGGCAGCAATTTCAAAAAGCATTAAGAGAAACACAGGCTGCGTTAGAACCACTTGGGAAAAAATTTGCAGAATTAGCGAAAGACATTTTACCTCCAATTGTTGATGGGGTTAAAGCTGTAATGGATTGGTTTCGTAAATTGTCTGAAGCCGATCAAACGCTCTTAATCGTGATGGGGGCATTGAGTACAGCGTTTATTATTTTACCTCCAATTGTAGCAGCTCTCGCTGTTTCATTTGGTGCGTTGAATCTGGCGTTTTTACCTGTGATAGCTACCATTGCAGCAGTTTCCTTGGTGATAACTGGTATTATCATGTTAATAAGAAACTGGGGTGCCATAACTGACTGGCTTTCTGAAAAATGGTCACAATTTAAAGAGTGGTTTGGCGAATTGTGGGCAGGTATAGTTCGGGCATGTAGCGATGGATGGTCTGCCACAGTTGAATATTTTTCGGAGGCGTGGTCTTCATTTATTGAGATGATGCATGAATTTTTTGATCCGATAGGTCAGTTTTTTAGCGATTTATGGTCGGGAATTGTCGAAACAGTATCTTCCTGGTGGTCGAATCTTGTTACGACTGCATCTGAATTGTGGAGTCAACTGACTCAAGCCTGGCAAGAAACTTGGAATACGATACTTACCGTCTTAGATCCAATTATTTCGGCGATATCTGTCGTTTTAGAAGCAGGTTGGTTATTAATACAGGCAGGTACACAAATTGCCTGGGCTTTAATAAGTAAGTATATTATTGATCCGATTACTGAAGCGTACAACTGGTGTAAAGATCAGCTTGGTGATCTCGTTTTCTGGTTAAATTCACAGTGGGAAACAGCGAAATCTTATACATTTGCAGCTTGGAATTTGGTAAAACAGTATGTTATCCAACCAGTTCAGGAATTGTGGAATACAACGAAACAAAAACTGTCAGATTTAGCAAATTGGATATTAACAAACTGGGATACTATAAAATCCTATACGCTAACAGCTTGGAATTTGATAAAAAAATACGTGATTGATCCAGTAACAGAGGCTTACAATTCAGCTAAGCAAAAATTTACTGACTTATATAATTCAGCACAAGAAAAATTTGATTCTGTAAAAAATGCAGCGCAAGAAAAGTTTGATGCAGCAAAGAGATTTATCGTTGATCCGATAAAAGATGCGGTAGACAAAGTAAAGGGATTTATTGATAAAATTAAAAGTTTGTTTAGCGATTTGAAATTAAAGATTCCGAAACCGGAAATGCCTAAAATGCCACACTTCAGTCTGCAGACTAGTACGAAAAATATTTTGGGTAAAGACATTACTTGCCCATCTGGGATTGATGTGCAATGGCGTGCAAAAGGAGGTATCTTTACTAGACCTACCATTTTCGGTATGAGTAATGGTCAGTTGCAAGGTGCAGGAGAAGCGGGGCGAGAAGCAGTTTTACCGTTAAATAAAAAGACATTAGGTGAGATTGGTGAAGGGATTGCAGCAACGATGTCTACTGAACCAACTATAATTAATATTTATAATCCTTCAGTGAGGGATGATCGTGATATCGACCGCGTGGTCGGAAAAATAGATGATGCACTTGCTCAAAAAGGGCGTAATTCAAAAATAGGAATCGGGAGGACTTAAATTGCTAGACATAGGTATTGATAATCAGTTGGCAAGTGACTATGGAATATGTATGGTAGAGCGCCCTGTTATTCCTACAGCAGAACAAGAAGTAGAACATATTGAAGTATCTGGTAGACATGGTTCACTGACAAAAAAAAGGGCGTTTAAAGACGTCCCTTTAAAAATAAAGTTCAATATGCTTGAAGAAGAGAATATTAAGCCGTTAGTGCGACGTATGAAGTCGTGGTTGATGAATGGAAAAACATTATATTTTACTGATGATGATGTTTATCGAAAAATTAAACATGTTGTAGTAGGTGATATTGTAAATGAAATTGAAGAACACGGTGAATTTGAAGTGGATTTTAAGCTAGATCCCTTTGAATATACAGAGGATGTAAATCTGAAGCTCACCAAACCTGGTGTGATTTATAATCCAGGTACAATTGAATCTTATCCTAAGTTTTGGATTGTGGGAAATGGTACTTTCCGTATAACAATCAATGACGTCTCTTTTCAAATAAAAGATGTGAATGGTTCTGTTGTCATAGACTCAGAAATACTTGAAGCATATACCGATACCATATCAATGAATCATAAAATGGTCGGGCAGTTCCCTATATTTAACGTAGGAGAAAATACAATAGAGTGGTCAGGCGTAATTCAATTTATGGAAATCAGGCCAAGGTGGAGATATAAATGATTACTTTATATAAACCAAATGAGACTGACTTTACACACAATGGTATAAGGGCTTTAGATAAAAATATTTATAACGCAACTGTTGAGGAAGAACTCAATGGTTTATGTTTATTTTCATTTAGTTATCCATTGTTTGCACCACGTGGTTTGGAAATAGAGGGAATGAGTATCATTAAAGTTCCAACTCCTGATGGTGAACAACTATTTCGAGTGGCAGCTCCTAAAGTCAGTATGGGTGAGATTACAGCACAATGTTACCACATCTTTTATGATTTAACGGAAAATCTTATTGAAGACATTTTCGCTGAAACAACAAATGGTAACGGAGCTATGAATCGTATGTCAGCAGGATGCCAATACAAGCATCCTTTTCAGTTTTATTCAGATGTACCAAAGATAGCCAGTGCACGTATTGTCCGTAAAAATCCTGTGGAAGCATTATTGGATTTTAGTCAAGACAATTCATTTGTTAATCGTTGGGGTGGCGAATTAAAACGAGATAATTTTGACGTGAAGATGTTACAAAATCGTGGTATGGATCGTGGGGTAGTGATTCGTCATAAAAAAGATTTACTAGGATATGAAGGTAATGTGGATTGGAAAAGTCCCATAACCAGAATCATGCCACAAGGTTTTGATGGGTTATTTCTTCCTGAAAAATATGTGGATAGTCCACTTATAAATAAGTATCCTCATCCTAAAATTAAAGTGATTGAATTTAAACATATTAAAGCGGCTATTGATGAAAATGCTGACGATGAAGATGCAGTTCCGTTAGAAGAAGCGTATAGATTATTACGACAGGCCGCCAAAGATATGTTTACGATGCAAAAGATTGATCAGCCTAAAGCAAATTATAACGTTAAGTTTCAGGAGTTATCACAAACGGAAGAGTATAAGGATTATAAGCATTTACAGAGTGTTTATATGGCAGATACGGTTACGGTTGAGCATCAAGAAGATGGTATTGATATAAAAGCGAAGGTAATTGCTTATAAATATGATCCAATAAAAAAAGAGTATCTGGATATAACCATTGGTAACTTCAAAGAATCCTTTACGGACGTTTCCGGTAGGGTTGACCTGGTACAAGAAGAGTTATCCAATATGCCAAGCTCTATTTTAGATGCAGCAAAAGCAAATGCTACAAGCCTTATTAATTCGGGATTCGGAGGACATGTCCGCGTTTATCCAGATCGTATTTTAATTATGGATACGAAAGATGAAAAGAGTGCGAAAAAGGTTTGGCAATGGAACTTGAATGGATTAGGGTATTCTTCCACAGGTGTGAATGGCCCATATGGAACTGCCATTACAAGTGACGGAAGAATTGTTGCTGATTTTATTACTGCAGGTACATTAAGCGGGAACGTTGTTCGAGGGGGAGAAATAACAGGTTCAACATTACGAACTTCAGATAGTTTGAACTATGTAAATATTTCAAAGCAATTTATACGCTTGTATGAGTCATCTAAAACAAGGGTGTTTGTAGGGTATTACAAAAATAGTAGAAATGAAATACAGCCTACTCTTATTTTAGGTGGAGATTCAGATTCCACAGGGGCAAATGGCGCTATTATGGTATACCAATTCTCAGATACAAGTGTTAAGTCTGGTGGAATTGGAATTACAAAAGGACTCGATGGCAATGGATACTTGAATGCAGCTTCTTTATATTTTTCTCAAACGGGGAATGCAATGCTTGATGCTGATAAAATGATTGTCCTACATGCCGAAAGTGAAATGAGATTTAAGGTTAAAGATCAGTTCCGCTTTTATCGTAATGACAATTGGATTGCAAGTATCGGAGTTGCATCTGGAGGGGATACGGATATTATGCTCCCAAATGCGATCATACGAAATTCGAGTTGGGATAATGGGTATATCCAAGTGAAAACCGCCCTTGGGACATATTATCAAGGAGTAATTGCTTCAGACTTCAAAGTTTCTTCAAAAGAAACCTATAAAACCAATATCCGTCCTGTTGCATTCAGCGCACTGGAAAAGGTAATGGAATGGGAAATTAAACAATACAATTTGAAAACCGACATTCCAAAACTGTATGAGATGCGTATGAATCGTAAGGAAGGAGAGCCAACAATTACTACAGATGCAATTCCTACACATTATGGTTTAGTTATTCCAAAAGAATCAGAGGAAAATGGTGTAGGCTTATATGGAATGCTTTCACAATTAACAAGTGCATTTCAAGAGTATGTAACTAAAACTAGGGCTAAATTCGAAGAAATAGAGCCGATAAAGCCTAAAGGGAATATAAAACATAGGAACAAAGTAAAACGTCAAAGAAGACCACCTAGACGTGTGAAAAGGAATAGTTAGAGAGAGGTGTAGTCATGCGAAATGAGGAAATTATTATAGATTTAGCAGATCCTGTGTTTACCAAAACAATTCGTTCGAGACAAAATGATAAAAACGGATTGAAGCTTACTGTATATGTAAGAGAAAAGGGGCAAATTGTTGATTTAACAGGGTATGCAGTAAAGTATGAAGCGATTAATCAAGTCGGACTGTTCGTTCGGGATGATGCCCAAATAGTTGATGCAAAGAATGGCGTATTTTCATACACATTGTCCTCGCAAGCTGTTTCCACATCGGATGATTGGACAGCTTATTTTGTGATGGAAAAAGTACAGAACGAATGAGTACACCAGACATTCGGATTACATTGAGACGGGATGTAAAAGAAGGAAACATTAAAATAGAAAACTATATTTCAGAGTTCGATAAGCTCAAGAAACAGATAGATGCTTTGCAACAAGCGGTTGATAAAATGGATGTTGTAAAGCGATCAGGTGGGATAATGACAGGTTATCTAACAATGAGACCAACGCCCGGTTCCAATATCGGAGTTGGATTCAATAGTGAGGATAAGTTATTAGATATCGGTCTTGTAGGAGCCTCGGATGGTCAATTCTATTTAAAAGACTGGAAAAATAATAAAGTGTTGCTTGATAAATCACCTACTGGGGTATTCAATGTTTTTGCTGATAATCTTCTAAAAAAAACAGGAGATATAATAATAGGGCTTTTAAGGTTTAATTCCTTAGGTCAAATGTTAATGGCACAACCTGATTCAGCAACAGGTCCTTCTGCTCGTGGGTTACACTACGCGGATAAAGACACAGACGGAAGTGTTAATCGTGGCGGAATTGGACGTTTCAAAGGAGCAAACAACGGTGAGGAATATCTGTACATGGGGTTCGGTACGAATCCTTGGGATTCTCAAAGTGGTTTAATAGTTCGTCCTGATGGATCAGCAACCTTGAAAGGTAAAAAGATAGCAATCGCTGATAATGATATAGGTTGGACGAACCTTCCTACAACTGGAGTAGATGTAGTACCTGATAGGATTATGAAGTACAAGCGAAGTGGGGAACAGGTTAATGTAATTGGTTCTATTCGAAATGCACAAAACGCAACAGTATTTGCTACACTTCCAGTTGGATGTAGACCTGTTCAAGACATTGCGGTTCCAGCTATTATGATAACTGGAGGAGTGAATACAAACTTTTGTGAAGTTACAGTTAAAAGTGATGGTGGAATTTTCGTAAATGGTGTTCAAAGTGGAAATACAATTCATATTGCAATGAACTTTTTAATTTAGATATTACAGATTAAGCGTGCATAAGCAGGCTTTTTTATTTTGCTAAAAAGGGGATGAGAACAGTGGAGGAACAGATTTTCAATTCAATGATTCAACAAGGAGCATTCGCAGCGTTATTTGTGTGGATGCTTTTTACTACGCAAAAAAAGAATGAACAGCGTGAAGAACAGTATCAAAAAGTAATCGAAAAAAACCAGGCAGTCATTGAAGAGCAGGCAAAAGCATTTGGTTCACTTTCAAAAGATGTATCAGATATTAAACAAAAAATTATGGGGAATGGTGATGACAAATGAAAATATCTATTAAAATCTTAGTATCAATTTCTATGGCTGCCATGATTACATTAACGTCTGTAGGAAGTGCTTTTGCTGATAGAACGCTTATTATTCCTGATTTACCTAAACAACCATATCGTTATGGCGTAGGTGCTTATGAGGGCGTTGTAGCGCATTCTACAGCAACACCAGAAGCTCCAGCTATTAATATTCAAAAATATGAGTCTCGTACATGGCGTTCAGCATTTGTTCACTATGCAGTCGATTGGGATGAAGTTATTCAAATTGCTGATACAAAATATATTGCATATGGTGCTGGACCAAGTGCCAATAAACGTTTTGTACACGTTGAATTATGCGAAACGAAAGATTACGAGAAATTTAAACGTAGCTATGAAAAATACGTTAAGTTACTAGCAAAAATTTTACGTGATAGAGGTTTAACTGTAGAAAAAGGATTATGGACTCACTACGATGTTACAAAATATTTAGGTGGAACTGACCACGAAGATCCACTTGATTATTTACGTAGTCATGGTGTTTCAGAAGCGCAATTCAGAGCAGATGTACAACGTGCATATCGCAATGCTAGTGTGGAAGTTTCTGTTTCTGAGAAGCCATCTAAACCAACAGCCGTAACGGGCGGCATTGCTTATATGGAAGGTTACAAAGTTAATTTACGTAAAGGACCAGGTACAAGCTATTCTAAGATTCGTCAATTAAACAAACCGGAATCTTATATTGTATGGGCAGAAAAGGATGGTTGGTTACACCTTGGTGGAGATCAGTGGGTGAAATATGACTCGTCTTATGTGAAGCTTGAAACGAAAAGTAAGGCGGATTCTTTCATTGTAGGAAAGCGTGTAATCTCTAAAGTTGATAATCTACGATTCTATCATTCGCCATCATGGCAGGATAAAGATGTGGCTGGTACTGTAGATGAAGGGGAAGGGTTCGTAATGGATAAAAAGGTAAGTTTGAATGGTTTTCCACAATATAGGGTGCATAATAGTAAAGGGAAAACGTATTATGTTACTGCAAATGCAGCCTATGTATATGTAAAGTAATACGGTTAGAATGAAGCCTGTAGAAAATGAAGATAGAAAGGCCCATTACGATGATGAAATAATGGGCTTTGGGTTTATAAGTTTAGAGCGGCTAAGAGGAATGATTAGGCAGTCATGTGACCTACCAAGAATAAGGTGATTTCTAAAGTTATGTCATGGAATCAACGACGTTTTCCACAACCGCAGCCGGATTTTTTTGTATATCCTGCCGGTGGTGTGGATGAAGGATTTTGGTTGGTTACAGTAGTAGACGTAGTAGTTGAAGCTGCATGAGTATTTTGTTCTATTACTTTTGATTTCTTTTGCAT